ACTCTGATGGCATTATCGTCTACAGAACTAACACCAAGTTCATATATTCTTATTGGAAATAATGTAACTACTATTACTTTTCAATGCCAAAGTAGCACTCCTGCTGTCGTTTCTATTTCAACGATTAGTGCTGGTATTGCAACAGATACCCCAGGTCTTGTTTATAACAGATTTGAAGGAGAGATGAAGAAGACGGTTACAGATCTATCGCATGATGCTGGTGCAGCATATGTTTATGCAAAAGCACTCACAGGAACTTCTAAAATTGTCTATGAAGGTGCTTGATAATGGGTCCGTTTGATGCAGATAAGTGGTTCGTATGTCACGGTCCAGAAGTAGTTCATTTCAATCATCTACCTGCTGGTTGTGTGATGACGACAGGACAACCAAACTGTGAAGAGTTTGATGATGAGGCATCTGGTTTAACAAGAGCAAAAGAACTTGGATATGTAGAACCAGAAGAACCTAACCTAGAACCAGAGGAGGAACTATGAGTTATCCTTTTTTAGGTTTAGGTTTTAATTCTTGGACTCAAAAATTTTCAAGAGGTGGTCCTCCTGCTGTAATTCAAGTACTCTTAGAGTATGTAACAACGACTGTATCATCATTTACTCTACTTTCAACAGGAACAGTAGATTATGAAGTTGATTGGGGTGACGGAACTACAGAGTCACTGACTACAAACAACCCCACTCACACATATTCTAGTGCTGGGGAATATACTATTAAGGTAACTCCTGCAAAAGGATCTACCTATCGTCCATATTTTAATAATGCCGTATCCGACACCAGTATTGCGTCAATTTCTGGTGCAGGTGGAAGTCAATTAGGAACTATCTTATCAGATGCTTGGGAAGGTGCTTCTAATATGACATCTTTTAGTAGTGATATTGATACTTCTAGTGTTACTAATTTTACTTATACTTGGCGCAATTGCGCTGGACTTACTTCATTCCCACAATTAGATGTTTCGAGTGGAACTGATTTTAGTAGTGCTTGGCGTGATTGCTCTGGACTTACTTCATTCCCACTATTGAATACTTCTAGTGGTACTAATTTTACTTATACTTGGCGTTTTTGCTCTGGACTTACTTCATTCCCACAATTAGATACTTCTAGTGGTACTAATTTTGATCAAGCTTGGTATGGTTGCTCTGGACTTACTTCATTCCCACTACTGAATACTTCTAGTGTTACTAATTTCCAAAATACTTGGAATAATTGCACTGGACTTACTTCATTCCCACTGATTGATACTTCTAGTGGTACTAGTTTTATTGGTGCTTGGTATAATTGCACTGGACTTACTTCATTCCCACAATTAGATACTTCTAGTGGTACTAATTTTACTAATGCTTGGCGTGGTTGCACTGGACTTACTTCATTCCCACTGATTGATACTTCTAGTGGTACTAGTTTCGGTACTGCTTGGCGTGATTGCACTGGACTTACTTCATTCCCACTGATTGATACTTCTAGTGGTACTAGTTTTAATAGTACTTGGTGGTCTTGCTATAGTCTTACTTCATTCCCACAATTAGATGTTTCTAGTGGTACTAGTTTTAGTGGTGCTTGGGCTTATTGCTCTGGACTTACTTCATTCCCACAATTAGATGTTTCTAGTGGTACTAGTTTCTATCGAACTTGGTTTAATTGTAATGGACTAACTACATTCCCACTATTGAATACTTCTAGTAGTTTTAGTTTTTCTCTTGCTTGGCGTGGTTGCTCTGGACTTACTTCATTCCCACTGATTGATACTTCTAGTGGTACTGGTTTCTATCAAGCTTGGTATGGTTGCACTGGACTTACTTCATTCCCACAATTAGATTTTTCTAGTGTTACTGCTGGTTTCTATGAAGCTTGGTATGGTTGCACTGCACTTACTTCATTCCCCGCAAATATGTTTGATACTACAGGAACATTAGTATCAACTGCCTTTAGTTATGCTTTTGATAATTGCTCTCTAACTGCCCAATCTATTGAAAATATTTTAGTTTCTTTGGATACTAATGGTGCTAGCAATATCACTTTAGGTATAGTCGGTGGCAGTAATGCCGGATATTCCACTTGGACTGCTGCCGCTCAAACAGCACTGACAAACCTTCAAGGTAAAGGTTGGACTGTTACATATAATGCTTAATTTATAAATAACATATAAAGGTAAAAAGTTATACAATGAAACTTATCACAGAAGAAATTTCAAACGTACAAATTATTACTGAAGGTAAAGGTGCCAATAAGAAGTTATACATTGAAGGTGTTTTCTTACAAGGAAATATCAAGAATCGTAATGGAAGAATGTATCCTATAGAAACACTTTCTAAGGAAGTAAACAGATATAATGAGACGTTTGTTCAGAAAGGACGTGCTTTGGGTGAACTTGGACATCCAGATGGACCTACAGTAAATCTTGATCGTGTTTCTCATAAGATTACTTCACTTGTAGCAGAGGGAAACAATTTCAGAGGTAAGGCACAAATTCTTAATACTCCTATGGGTAAGATTGCATCTTCTCTTCTCGATGAAGGTGTAATGCTTGGAGTTTCTTCACGTGGTGTTGGTTCATTAAGAGAAGATCGTAGTGGTGCAAAAATTGTTGGTGAAGACTTTATGTTAGCAACTGCTGCTGATATCGTTGCCGATCCTTCTGCACCTGATGCGTTTGTTCAGGGAATTATGGAAGGTAAGGAGTGGGTTTGGGAAGGTGGAATCCTTCGTGAACAACTTGCAGAAAAAACTCAAAAGAGAATTAATACTCTCGTAGATCAAAGAATGCTTGAAGAGCATAAGTTGAATCTGTTTAATGATTTTCTGTTAAATCTTTAATTTATAAATAAATATAGATTAATACAAAAAATCTATAAATCAAATGTCCGTTGGTAGCAATTTACAAGAAATGGAAAACGTAGTAACCAAAGGCGCTGCTGCATCTGAATCAATGCCAAAAGCAGGAAGCAATGCTTCCGGTGTTTCGACACCTGGCCAAACTGGCAATTGGGAAGATCTCGGTGGTCCTACTCCAGAAAACTATAAGGTAGATGACAACTCTGCCAAACTCAAAGAACCTACAATTTCATCCGTTAAGGATGTAGTAAACAGAGGTGCTAAGCCTGCTGAACCTATGCCTAAGGGTATGAAAGAGGAAGAGGAAGTTGAGGGTGAAGTAGTTGCTGAAGAAGAGACTACTGAAGAAGAGGTAGTTGCTGAAGAAGAAACCACTGAAGAAGAAGTAGTCACCGAAGAAGAGGAAGTAGTTGCTGAATATGACATCGAAGAGGATGTTGAAGCACTGCTTGCTGGTGAAGAACTTTCTGAGGAGTTCCAAGAAAAGGCACGCACCATTTTTGAAACTGCTATCAACGCAAAAGTTGCCGGAATTCAAGAAGAACTGAAGGCACAATATGAAGCAACTCTTGAAGAGGAAGTTGTTTCCATTAAGGAAGAACTCACTGAGAGAGTTGACGCATATCTTGAGTATGTTGCCGAAGAGTGGATTTCAGAAAATCAACTCGCAATTGAGCAAGGTCTTAAGACCGAGATGACCGAATCATTCCTTGTTGGAATGAGAAGTCTTTTTGAAGATCATTATGTAAACATCCCTGAAGAGAAATATGATGTAGCTACCGCAATGGTAGAAAAATTAGATGAGATGGAAGATAAACTCAACGAGCAAATTAAAACTAATATTGCTCTCAAACAAAGATTAGCTGAGTCGGTTGCTGATGTAATCTTCTCCGAGGTTTGTGAAGGTCTTGCACTTTCACAAAAGGATAAACTCGCTTCTCTTGCAGAAAATGTTGAGTTTGATAGTGAAGATACATATCGTGAGAAACTGGTAACTCTGCGTAAGTCATACTTCCCAGAGAATGCTGGAGCTCAAAGAGACCAGTCAGAGAATATTTCTGAGAGTTCAGAAGTTTCTAGTCAACCAGTAACTGGTTTAATGGAATCATACTTGAACACTCTGACCAGAGTTTCGCAAAAGTGATTTTTTAATCATAAATCAAACTAAAAATTTTTAACAAGGTAAATTCAAATGCAAGGTTTCAATGCTGAATACCTTCAGGAGAAGTGGGCACCTATCCTCAACCATGAGGGTCTCGGTGGCATCCAAGATGCCCATAAGAGAATGGTTACCGCAGTTCTTCTGGAGAACCAAGAAAAAATGCTTAAGGAAGAAAGAGAATTTCTTTCTGAAGCTGGTCCAACTAACTCAACCGGAGCTGGAGTTGCTAACTTCGATCCCGTTCTGATCTCCTTGATCAGACGTGCAATGCCTAACCTGGTCGCATATGACCTGGCTGGTGTTCAACCAATGAATGGTCCTACTGGTCTGATCTTTGCAATGCGTTCCCGTTACTCTTCTCAGAGTGGCGCAGAAGCACTGTTCGACGAACCAGATACTGGATTCTCCAATAGTGGAATCGGAACTGCAAACCCATATGTTGCTGGTTCTGAAGGCAATTCAGTTGGTTTTGGTACTACCGGTCCTCAACTTGGATCCAATCCAGGTCTGCTTAGCCCAACTGCTCAAACTGAAAGCGGATACACTGCACAGCAGGGTATGGATACCGCACAGTCTGAAGCACTGGGTAATGGCGAATCTTTCAACGAGATGGCATTCTCGATTGAGAAAGTCACCGTTACTGCAAAGTCAAGAGCACTGAAAGCCGAGTACTCATTAGAACTCGCACAGGACCTCAAGGCAATTCATGGTCTGAATGCTGAAGCAGAATTGGCAAACATTCTCTCAACTGAGATTCTTGCCGAAATCAACCGTGAAGTCATCAGAACCATCTATAAAGTTGCAGAGCCTGGTGCTCAAGCAA